ATCGGAGGAGGCGGGGGCATCATAATTCCACCCATCAGACTCGAAATGTCCAGTCCTGGACCCTGCATTTCGCGTCTTGCGCTGGTTCCGTCGCCACCGACTCGCATCGTGGGGCTTTCGCGTTGCTCACGGCTGACGCTCGCCATCGGTCGGGATGAAGTGTCCTCGCGAGGACCGTTGTTTCGCTGGGTATTCTGCACTGCCTGCATCATATTCTTGACAAGATCCGGATTCTGCTTCATCACGTCATTCATATTTGGAATTGCCGTCTTGAACATGCTGTGTGTCAAGTGGAACATCATACCGCTTCCTCCAAGCATCATAATCAGCTTAATCTCCGGTGCAACGCTCATCTTGGTTCGGTACTTGGTGTAGAGCTCTTCAAAGACGCCATCGTAATCGTCAACATTCTCCATGACACTCTCAGACCAGCCCTCGAGCATGACATCAAACGGATTGTACCGCTTGTTCAGAAACTCGATACCAGTCACACAAGCAATGAGCATCCTTCGCGAAAACTTTATGGATTGCTCCGCCTCAATCCCGTAAATGAGACGCTTGTACTCTGTGCGAATCTCGGAAATATCAGAGTACGCCGTGAGTCGCTTATTCACATTGAGACCCTTTTTCTCCAGACGAGCCAACTTGTTGAGTAGATCCGCCTTTTCATCGTCGATACTTGTGTATCCAGGCGAAGGCGTCTCCTCTGGTGCTCCGCCTCCTCCCATTTCTCCCCCACCAGCGTACCCGCCTCCACCGCCTCCTCCAGGGTAACCGCTGTCATCCTCCTCTTCCTCCTCTTCTTCTTCGCCCATGTACTGTGTCGGAGGTGGTGCCATATGTGTCCTTTTTCCGGGATTTGTAAATGCATCCATCTCCACCTGAGGCTCGGGTGGGCGCCTCATCTGTTGAGGAACAGGACGACGCCTTGGAGCAGCCGGCTTTGTTGTAATTTCAATCTCATTCATTAACGCTTGCTCATCTGCATCGAGCTTCAGCACTTGTGTATTGGGAGTCCGTTCGAGAATGATATCAGAGTCCATATCTCTCTATGGGGAAATGATTACAAAATCTTTAACGCACTATAAAACTGTTTGGAGGCGGAGCATCCAACTCATGACCTCTCTTCACAAGGTCTTGGTCTCTTTTCACAAGGTCTTGGTCTTTTAAAAAAATATCAGTGGATACTAAATGAAGTTTCGCAGTTCCCACCTTTTCATCATTGTCGCCGTCCTCGTTCTGTTTTTTGTTTTCCGAAACACCAGTGGGTACATGACTGGCTTCCCAGTTCAGACCAACATCTCTGACAGTGAATTTTCCGGTCTTTTCCAGACAGACAAGCTCGGGTATGAGCTCAAGTGCACTCCAGGCTACAAATGCGATGTCAACACTGGTAAGGGTTGCGGGTACTACACCAAGGATCTCACCCCGGGAGGTTTCTGCGATGATCAGATTGCCGTGAATAAAGCAGCTAATTACAAACTCAAGAATGAGCCTATGTACCCCATCCCTCTTGGAAACTAAGAATCGAGTTCACAGAACTCAGTACCAAGAAGCCCGAATCGAGTGCGGGACACTCGGGGAATCAGAATCGAGTTCGTAGAACTCGGGAAAAAATCAAAGTAATTATTAATAATGAACTGTCCGTTGGAAGTAAAAAATATATATGTCACATCGACAAATAGAGATGTGAGCAAGTACCCGTATGGAAACTCGTATACTCTTTATCTCACAACGCCGATTAAGGATATCACGACCGTGGAATTGCTCTATGCTTCAGTGCCTAATACAATATACAACGTGACCAATGGAGTTGATGTTATTGGATTTACAGATACATCTCACACAGTGGACAATGTTGTACTTCACACAATACCACCCGGATTCTACGGAGCTGGAAGCATGTGTACCGAAATTTACAATGCAACACAACAGTCATCAAATGTTTGTGTTTCATTTCTCCAAGGTGAAGGAAAGTTTTTCTTTACACGATACACTGGATTCACAATGAATATAATGACCCAGGAAATGGCGTCTCTGTTAGGGTTTGATTTCCCGTGTAGAATTAACGCAACTGATGCCTCTACCGATCCAGAATACTCACAAAACCTGAGGTACATGAACAAGTATTTCATAAAATCAAAATATGTTGTTGAAATGAATCCACTTGATGAAGTTTTTCTTGATATTCAAGAACTTCGAACCATGTTTAATGAGTGCGCTCCTCTAGGATCTCCTTATTCAACTATGAATAATACGTCTCCACCAAGTCCACCTTTTGTAAATACACAATCAGGAAATTTCAACGGGACTGCTAATAGATCATTTGGTATGATACCAATGGATGTAATTTCTGGAACTATAAAAAGATTTCGAAAGATGAATGATTTTGATAGTCAAGTGGATTACCCTTATCCACTTCAAAAGATTGATCGTTTAACAATTAGTTGGACTGATAAAAATGGTAATTTACTAAGCTTCAATGGTGCAGAAGACAACTCTTTTACACTCAGATTCCATACATTACGTAAAAATTTGTGCAAATAATCGGGACCCACCGTAAAAAGGTGCGGAACACTTGTGATAAAAATAAATCTGCATAACATATAAATGTCTGGTGGTATTACTCAGCTCGTTGCTATTGGTGCACAAGATGTTTGGCTGACAGGAAAACCAGAAGTATCATTTTTTAAGAATAATTACAAACGTCACACAAACTTTTCACATGTTGTTCAACGTCAAGTTCTTCAGGGTGCAGCGAACCCTTACGGAATGTCCTCCATTCGTCTGGAACGCCGTGGTGACATGGTGAGCTACGTGTACCTCACGAAGAAGACCTCGGATGGTGTTCCATATCAATTTGATGCCAATGACATTGATCACATTGATTTTCTTATTGGTGGTCAAGTAATTGATTCTCAAACAGATATTTTTATGAGTCAAATTGCAAAGCCATTTCTTTCGTCAACACAAAATAAGACTTCATTTGATAGCACAAGAGTAGGTGATCTTGGATATGCTTATCCACTTCGATTCTGGTTCTGTGAAAATTGGCAATCAGCTCTTCCATTAATTGCTCTTCAGTACCACGATGTTGAGATTCGTATTTATTGGTCAAGTGCTCCTGGTACGTATATTTATGAAGCCTGGGCAAACTTTATTGTTTTAGATGTTGTTGAACGTGAAGACTTTGCTAGCCGACCTCAGAATCATCTTGTGTACCAGGTTCAAAAGGCAACACCTTCTGGTAACAAGACACAAAATCTTGTGTTTAATCACCCTATCAAGTTTATTGCAAGTAGTGTAGCAACTGATCAATTTGACGCATCCACAATGCTTTTACAAATAAATGGTGTTGATATAGGTGAACAAAAGAATACCACACCTCACTTCAATTATGTTCCCAATTATTATTCTGTTCCATTTGAAAATTTGGGATTTAACAAACTTTTAATTCCATTTTGTCTCGATACATCAAAACTCCAGCCCACTGGAACACTCAATTTTAGCCGTATAGATTCAGCTCGTCTTGTTTCGAGTGAAAATTTTACAGCTGAATCAGTTGGCGACTTGTATGCGGTCAACTACAACATTCTCAAAATTGAAAATGGAATGGGTGGTCTGTTGTACGCCAATTAATCTAGTAAAAAAAAACGTATATAATATAAATGTCAAGTGGTATTACTCAACTTGTTGCCGTTGGCGCACAAGATGCCTGGTTGACAGGAAAGCCAGAAGTATCATTCTTTCGATCAAGTTATAAACGTCATACAAATTTTGCACATGTTGTTCAGCGTCAAGTTATCCAGGGAATGATAAACTCTTCCGGAATGTCATCGATTCGTTTAGAGCGAAAGGGTGATATGCTGAGTTATGTGTACCTTACAAAGAAGAATTCATCTGGTACACAAATAGCATTCACACCAAATGATATTGATCACATAGACTTTTTAATAGGTGGTCAAATCATTGATTCACAGGATAATACATTTATAAATTATGTAGCAAATCCTCTGTTGTCTTCGACCGAACAAAAGGCGCAATTTTCAGTTTACCAATCCGGTGAGACTGGGTATTTTTACCCTCTTCGCTTTTGGTTTTGTGAAAACTGGCAATCATCTCTCCCATTGATTGCTCTTCAGTATCACGATGTTGAGATTCGTATTTACTGGTCAAGTTCTATAAACAATACAAACATATTTGAATCCTGGGCAAACTTTATTGTTTTAGATGTTGTTGAACGCGAAGACTTTGCCAGTCGAGCACAGAACCATCTCATTTACCAGGTGCAAAAGGCGACACCATCTGGCATCAAGACCCAAAACCTTGTGTTCAATCATCCTATCAAGTTTATATCAACTGGGTACACTGGCAACTGTTTAATTGGTACAAGTCAAACAACTGCATCAACAACTGGTCCCTCAAATATGTTTGACACAATGTTATTTCAAGTAAATGGTGTTGATATTGGAGAGCAAATAGCATACACACCACATTTTGACATGGTTTCAAGTTTCTATCACTGCCCTGTTGTCACACCAACTCTTGGAAAACCTGTTCCCGGCGGTGGTCAAGTATTTTTGTTACCATTTTGCCTTGATACAACAAAACTTCAGCCCACGGGTACACTCAACTTTAGTCGTCTCGACTCTGCTCGACTTGTTTCAAGTAACAGTTTTGTCAACAACTTGTACGCAGTCAATTACAACATTCTCAAAATTGAAAATGGAATGGGTGGTATGTTGTACGCCAACTAAACGAGTGCAAGGCACTCGGGAAAAGAGAACGAGTGCAAGGCACGAGCACTCGGAAAAAATCTACGTGTACATTAAATGAATAAACTCATTTGGATTGTTGTCATAATTGTTTTTGTGTTTATCATAACATACGATCCCAAGTCTGGAAGACTTGAAAAGTACATCACAACTCCTCAGGTGGCGCGAGATGCTCCTCCTTCAGTCAAGCTTGCAAAGTGCCCCGAGGATCGGTACTATAAGTTGCAATTTAATGAAAAGGCTCCTCCAGGTGCGTGTGCAGGTACGCCCGTAGAATTTCTAGGTGCGGTTATACAAGCTTAAAAATAAAGTGGTCAATTTTAGAAATGTTCTCCATGAATAAAGAAACTATGATGATGGCGGCTCTTGTTATTGCTCTTCTCTCAGTCTTTTATCTGTACCGCGAGAACCAGAAGACCAAGCTCGATCTCCAGAAACTTTTGGATACGCCAGCTCCAGTTCCACAGGCTCCCAAGCCAATCCTCAAGAAGGAAAAGGTTCAGATTCCCGTGACTTCCACGGCGGCGGCTGTCGCGGATGAAGCCGAGCAATAAATTGTTCATATATAGTAGACTCGATGAGTTACCGCCTCGAAAAAAGGCACAAAGCAATCGTAATTCCTGTATTACAAACTGATACAGGAGATCCAAAATTTTTAACTGTCAAAGACAGTCGTCACCAAGAGTGGATCTTTGTGACGGGTGGATGTAAAAAGTCGGAAGTGGACAATCCACTTAAATGCGGTCTCAGAGAACTTGAAGAGGAAACTCGAGGAACATTTGTGCTCAGAAATGGTGAATTTTCAGAATTTCAATTTGAAAGTACCTATAGGTCTCCAGAAGAGATTAAAAAAGACAGATTTGAAGGTGTTATAGTTACTCTTGTGTATCATGTCTACCTCATAAATGTTCGCATTACAGAAGAGCAACAGGCTAGTATAGTTCAGGAATTTCATGTAAATCGTGCTCGTATGGAGATGAATAAAAAGGATGGTATTCGAATCAAAAAAGCGTATGATGAAAATGATGACATTTCATTTGATACACTTTCAGAATTTAACAAGAAGAATAGATGGAATCTTATTATAAAAAATATAATTGAAAATCCAAAATTTTATGATTTAATACATTCGTCAAAAACTCAAAATTTTAACATTCGGACATTATAATGAAGAACAAGGCTCATTTTGTCAAGAAACTGTGTCAGCTTCGAGGTCTGGACCACGAGTCTCCCGAGGCTCAGGAATTGTACAAGTTATCAGTGGTTGATCTTCTCATTGCAATTAAGAAGGACACTCCCGAGCCCAAACCGGAGGACCGTGAGGACCGTGAGGACCGTGAGGACCGTGAGGACCGCGAGGACGAAGAGAACGACCGTACACTGGCTCGAATTCTTGGATGCACTTAGAGTTTTTAATGTCACTAATAACAAGAAGAATGTTACGTTCGTGGTGTCAGTCAAATGGTTTCAATAACACACGAAATTTATCACATGTATTAATGGACGGTGGTGTCCTATCAATTCCATTTGATAAATTGCGAGAATTTTACGAAGTCTACATCAAGTCGGTCCAAGAAGGTGAAAAGATTTTTGTGGTGGAACAGAAAACAGAGACGTACAACTTTTTCATGGATATTGATTACAAGGATGACGAGTGCCTTTCACTCGATCAGGTTAAATCAATTTGTAAAATTATTTGTGACAAGGTGGCTACATTTGGTGGAACCAGCTGTCTCATTTCAGTTGCAGAACCCAAGAGCAAGGACACACAAATCAAAACTGGGGTCCATCTCAACTGGTCTGGTCTTGTTGTAAACCAATCTGGTGCGCTGCAATTGATGCATCACGTGATTAGCACACTTGAAAAGATTTATTCCGCCAAGAATTGGACGGGTATAATAGATTCATCAGTGTACGGGTCAATTGGAACAAAGGGGAGTGGATTCCGTTTGCCTTGGTCACACAAAAGAACTCGACACTCTGAATGCAAGGGTCTCGGATGTGAACACTGTGACTCAGGAAAACTCACTGAGGGTGAGTACCTTCCAGTCTTTGAGTACCGCGACAGTACCATGAAGGATGTGACCCAAGACATTACCATGGAAAAGTTACTTGCTTCAACTGTTCGGACCCAAGACACAAATGTTGTTGAAATTCCCGAACTTGTTATATTTTGTCAACCAATCAAAAAGACTTTTCGTGAAGGTGATTTCACAAAGGCGGAGACCAAGAATCAACTTGATGATCCCGAACTTCTTGCCCTTGTTGAAACATTTATTCGAAAGAGTATGACTGGAAACGAGGACACCAGAGTCCTTTCCATCTTCAAGTATGGAAATCTTCACTTGGTGAAATCAACTTCAAGGTATTGTGAAAACATCAAAAGAAATCACAACTCGAATCATGTCAAGATTATAATTGATTCGGGTCACGTGTACCAAAAATGTTTTTGTCGATGTGAAACAACTGATGGGAGAGTGTTTGGATTTTGTAAAGATTTTGCAGGACGAAAGCACAAACTTGAAATGAATGGTGGTACCAAAATTTGCGGAATTTTGTAC